CTCTCATGGTGTCCTACAAATGTATCGTATTCTTCTCCATTGATAGTCGCTCTTTGACCATTCTTTAATCTTCTTAAATTCTTTAGGTTAGTATCTTCATAGAACACACTAACATCATGTGGGTACTTTAACTCATCAGGTACATACTTTTGATTCTTAGTCCTAGTATACCTCTCAGCGTGAGTTGCAAACATTATCTGATTGTTATTTACTAATGCTACTGCAGCATCGTGAAAGCCTTCACTAATCCCTAAATATTTCATGCTTCTTGGGAAAGTCCTCCAGTATTCTTGACGCCATGGCAAAGCACTCGGTATGTCCACCGAAGTGATGCTCTGTTTTATGTCTGTCCATTTCATATTTCTTGTGTAGTTTCTGTTCCCATCTCCAGCAATCGTATATCGTTCCTGTCCAAATCCTCTGTATTCTGATGTCGTAGTTCGTAAAACCACGCCCTCTTTTTACTACGTCTTTGAATGTTCGCCCTTTTGCGATGCCCACCTTTATTGTTTCTCTTTCCCATGTTGCCTTGTTAACTAAGACTACTCCATAGAGCACTCCTTCTTTATCCTTTTCCCAAGGATGATTATCAAAGTAGGTTTTGTTATATACTCCACCACTCATGTTCTAAAATTGCCTTCTTGTCTTTTGTAGACTGACTTCCACGCAACCTTTCGGGCGTAGCTAAGTTCTATACATTTTGTACAAACTCCACAAGGTTTATTATCTACTATCTTTCCAGTGCATGACCAAATCATATCTAACAACTCAGGCTTTGCCTGAATTAGCATGGCTACAATCTCCGACTTCTGCATCCACTCGAAAGGAAATACATTAGTAGGTAGCTTTAGCACATGATGAGGTTTTAGTCCGTGTGGGTCTAGCGTCTGACTCCACCCACAAGCTAATGACCTAAATGGAAACTTAAGTTGTAATCTTTGTTGCCATGAGTCATCTGCATTTGCTCCCCATATGATTGCTTTCCAGCTAACTTTTGGATTACCTACTATCAAAGTAGATATAGCTGATTGATGCTGTAAGACTGGGTAGTTATGTATTCTATGATTCTGTGGCATATTTGCCTCGTCTACTAGAAGTCTTACTTTCATAAGGTTTGCTTGTTTATGAGCAGCTGCAAGCTGAGCGTCAGCAACATCTCCCCAACCTTGTTTATTATATAGATGAAGCGCAACTGGATTGTAACCTTTCTCAACTGCATACCATAAAGCAGCAGCACACTCTAGTCCACCACTAAGGTTTACTACGGAGTCTACATTACTTTTAATTTCTTCAACCATTTTATTTTATTCTTATCTCTATTTGAAGGTAGTCTATTGCATGTTGTACAGATTGGATTTGCTGCACGATTACCTTTTGCTAATTGTTGTTTTAGTTCTTGTAGTTTAGGATTGTTCTTCCAAACATCAAAGAAGTTATCCTCTTTAATATTCCCAAATATATTTGTGTCTGTCCAATCATTACAACACATCTGTATACTACCATCCCAATGAATCCATCCTTTAGTCAAAGGTAGAATACATACTTCATTGATAGCTGACCTATCTGTAGCAATACGATTATAAATATCACTTCTGTTTGCTACTTGAATTGGAGTCTCTCCCCAATCTTCGGGCTTCATATTTTGGTCCCAGTATCTATGTGTTGCTCTAGGCATAATCTTTTTGCGTTCTTCCATCTGTTCTTCTGACTTATAACTATTAATTATAAGTGAATCAAACAAGTCAAAGTATTGCATCTTTTGTTCTAACTTATATCCATTAGTTAAGATTCTTGTTCTATAAGTTCTAGTCTCGTGATGAAGCATCCTTGCTAATGCTCCGAAGTCTGGGTGTAAGGAGTTCTCTCCTCTACCTGTGAAACAAATAGTTCCTTTGTAACTGTGGCAACTAGCTATGAATTTTCCGAAATCTCGCAAACCCATATACTCTTTTACATTCTCATAACCACTACTACGAGGGCAGTAGTTACATGTTTCGTTGCAGATGCCTGAGACATCTATGTTAATAAGTATCGGGCTCATATACAAATATCCAATTTTTTCTACTTGCACTATCTATTGTAGTGCCTACTTCTTTAAATCCAAAATCTAAAAAAGGTTGCTTTCCGCCCTCATAAGTTATCTCTAACATCATGCGTGGGCTTCCCCATGTTTTCATACAGAACTTCTTTCCTTCAATCAAATCCCTAGTAGTACAACCGCCTTTGTATTGAGGCATCCATGCCTGTCTACGAAACGCGGGATATTTATAAATCTCTCCATTATCTCCTTTAAACTTCTTTTTATAGCATAGAGCATTGACTCCAATCATTACACCATTCTCATACCACATCATATAATATTGATGCTTGTCGTATTTATCTTCTAAGTCTTGATAGCATACTTTGTTTTGCACAATGAATCCTTCAATTCTTAACTGGATTACGCGATAGAGTTCATCAACAGATAACTGCTGATAATGTTTAATTTCACAAATCATACTCTTTTTACTATTCTTGGGATTATTTCTCCACTTCTAATCACTTCTACCTTACAACCTATCTCTAATCCCAAAGCGTCTATATATGCAATGTTATGCAAAGTTGCTCTAGATATGGTTGCTTCTCCGATGACACAAGGCTCAAGTATACCTACTGGTGAAACAGCACCTGATTTGCCGACATTCCATTCAACATCTAACAATCGAGTAACTACTCCTGCCTGTCTGGTTTTTAACGCGAAAGCTCCTCTTGGATGGTGTGATGTGTAGCCTAATGTTTCAAAATATATATTAGAGTCGACTCTTACAACTTTACCGTCCTGAGGAAATTCTCGATAATCACTTTGTGTGACTGTGTTAAGTCCCTCGTTAGAAATAACTAACATATCTTCAGTCCAACTATCGGTTGGCTGTGGCTGTACGCCATAAGCTATGAAGGTTAAGTCTCGGGACTTGAATTCGTTTACATCTTTTAGATTCAATGCACCACTAGCATAATTTCTAGCGTTAGGGATGGTCTTAGGGGCAACTACTTCTCCAGTAATCTGCCTTACTCCATCCAATCCTATTCGATTTGGTACTATACATCTAACTTTCTCAGTAATATCTAGCCCCTCTTTACCATCCCCACGAGAAAGTGCCTGTGTTAGTACGCCGTCTACATAAGTTATAGACACAGCAGCACCGTCCAGCTTGGCAGTCATAATGTGTGATTGGTTGATATCCCATTTTGGTTCTTCATCTTCGCCTACGAAGACTTTCTGTAATGAATACATTGGGAAGGGGTGTTGGAATCTTTGTTCGCCTACTTCGATATAGCCTACTTTACTTTCTAAAGCAGTATTCTCCACAAGCCTATCATAAACCTCGTCTGGCAATACAGGATTGCCTTCGGCATACTTTTGATTACAATATTCTAGGTATTCTGTCTTATTCATACATATATTATACAGAAATTGTGAGCTTATGTCAAGTATTATTTTTGTGGGCTATAGGTAAATCTTATCTAATACATCTTTGAAATGAGTTTCAAGAACGGTTTTGACTTCCGAGATAGATAGAATCTCAACTAATCCCTCAAATAATGCCTTGCTATTATTAAAGTCTATTGGTATAGCAATGCCGTCCTTTGTTGGCTTCCATTCTTCATCAAAGTCTAGGTAATACTTCCTGATGTGTAAGTACTCAATATTCCGAAAACTATTTACAGTAAGGTAAACTCTCTCGTGTTTTTCTTCATTGTAATGTATTAGTTTCTCGTATACTGGTGGTGCATTATGTAGTTCTATCATTCTTCAGTATCGCTGCTAAAGGTACTATAGAAGTTACATTCTCTGGAACAAGAAGTCTGTAGCTATCACAATCCCAACAAAATAATAATACTTGGTCGTCATTGGGTTTAGCTCTATTCCTCTTAGTCTGGATATGCTTATTATCGAAGTCCATTGTGCAGACATTATATTTCATTCTGCGACTATTTTGACTACGGTAAGTAATGATGGCATCGCCTGCATTAGTTACATTCTTTATAAAGTCATCTTTCTTCATGCGTTTCCTTGTGGGTTGTTAAAGTCCTTTAGCGTCCCAACTATGGTATCGTCTTGCAAGGTGATTCTATAAGATAAAAGAAGACCCAGCCTGCGAACAGACTGAGTTGCTTCAAGGGGTAAAGTTAGTCGTTCAGTTCGTTAATTAACTGTGCGAAATACTGAGCTGCCTTACCAGTAAGCTTACTGATAATTGCTGCATCTGGTTCTTTTCCTGCATCACTAATAGCATTAGTAAGAGTTTCCTGTGCACCTGCTACAGATACTCTAGTACCACCAGTTGAACCTGATTTAGTTCCAGTAGCAGGAGTTTTCTTTACATAAACTCCAGCTTTTGTTAATATCATTCTGACTCCATTCGGACTCTCGTCTATGTCATCAGCTATCATTTTAACGATTTCCATACTTGTTTCAGGAGTAGGTTCCTCTGCAGTATACATCTCTACTGCCTGAGCTTTTAGTTCGTCTGTCCAAGCCATTTTTCTTTTCCTTGTTTTGTATTTTTGTTTGTATTCGGCAAGAGTAAAGGTGTTACGGTACCCCGGACACCAACCTGTGGCATCTAGCATTTGTGTGTAAAACCTGTCGCTCATTGCTTATTTCCTTAATATAAATATATTATACTAAAAGTTTAAGCATTAGTCAAGAACTAAATTTTATAAGGTATATCCGAATGTGATAATATCGTCTTTATATAGTGTTGCCACACTACTACGAGTCCTTAATGTATACCACTGCTTCCACATAGGTGCTACAAACAAGTTCTCTAAAACTGATGTATCTTTCGGATGTAAGTCTAATTCCTCTAGTTCATGTTTCCAATCTTCTAGTCGTATTAAGATATTACAATCCTTATATATTTCTTTCTGACTTTGCATTACATTAGCGTTCAACCAAACATCAAAGCCTACATAATTTAGACTGTTTTGATATTCTGTTACTGCTCTCTCAAAGGGGTTTCTTATAACCCCTATCTTGCACTTAGCAGATTCCAGAAATAAATTCTGACTCATAACTAAGCTCCCTTGCTAATGCTTTGCAATCATCTATTGCGTGTTCTCTTTCTTTAGGGGACAAGTCATTCAACCCATCCAACTTATCAAGTAAGGCTTTTAATTTAATTGCACAATCAATTCTGTTGTGTGTCACTTAAAGTTCCTCTTTAGAGAAGACAACTTGTCTTCCAATCCAGCTAGTTTTTCAACTTCTAAGTCTAACGTCTGAATGATATCTCCATGTTCTGCTAGTCCGACATGCGAACCTAACAGCACTTCTATATTCATTTTGTGTGCTTCAATGCAACCTTCGTAAACTTTTACAAGTGCATTAACTAATCTATCTCTATAATTGCTCATCCTAATAATCCTATAACAAAGTTCCTAATGAACCTCTCTCTATGTTTTCCTACATCAAATGCCGCAAACATTAATAACGGTGTTAATGGTAATGCCATTAATGACACTCCCATGGTAACGATTTTCTTATGCCTAAGGACAGGATTGTCTTTATCTGTTAGCACAGCAACTCTAAAAGCAGGTAGAACCAGCTTCCATATTACTATGAACCAAGCAGACAGCCAAAAGGCTATTAAATAATCCATATCTTTTCCTTATGCTCATTTTATTGAGTTCTTTACAAATATTGTTGTAAATGTTTTAAACTACCAATCGAGTAGGCTGGTAGTGGGTAATACTTACCTGCAGAAGTTATGTGAGGAAAGAAAGTTTTACTTAATAAACTTTGGTCAGTACACTCTATGGTATAGACTAAGTATAATTTATAACCTCTTTCTTCTTCTCCTTCAGGCTGTATTTCTCTTTGGATAGTAGCTGGGTAATTCTGATGAATACACCAAACTTTTTCTCCGATTTCAAACTCATCTGCCATACATTGGTCTGGCAAGATTGCGTTTCTTCTTCCGTCGTAGTCAGTCATGGAGAGTTTCTGAGGCACTCCTAGTCTTTCTATAATTCCTTTAATAAATGCAGGTGAGCGATAAAGCGACTTAGCTATATCAGATACATTAAATCCGTCTACATACATCTGAACTGTACTCTTTATCTCTTGTGGGTCTGCACCTTTTCCTTTGTTCTGTGCCTTTCTTATAGCACGGAATCTCATAGTCTCGTTATGTTCGACTATGATTTTGTTTAATCTTGTAGTGTTGTAGGCAATGTTTAACATGCCACACGCTTCTTTTTTAGTTATAGGCTTCTCGCCTTCTAGTAATTCTATTACTTTACTTATATTCGCTTCCGCTAAGTTCTCGTGCTTTTTTATTCTCATTCTCTACCCCTAGTAATATGATTGCATAATGCAGAATCTTTAATAAGTCCTGCTCGTTTCTTCCATCTTTCTTTCCATAGCGTTGGGCATACTTTATAATGTTGCCTAGGCAGAAGCCTTCGCCATGACCAGCATCGAAGATGAACTCGGTTGACTGGATTTTATTCATACTGTAGTGACTATCGTAAGTATTTAGTATGTGATTCTTTAGCATGTTTAATGCTACTCTTTCATTAAACTTGTCGTTATTATATTCTGTCATTTACTTCTCCGTTGTAAAAAATCCTACTTGTACTAATCTTCCTGTTTGTTTGTCTTTGCCAAAAGAAGCATTGAAAGGAGCATGCCAATACTTTGCAGGATAAATAACGCATCTGTTATATACATTCCCAACATAAGTATGCAACTCCCAGTCTTTACTGTTGCTTTTCCACTCACCTTTGAACCCAGCATTTCTGTCTATTTTTAAATCTTCTGACTTCTCTATTGAACCTGTTACCTTACTTCTAAAGAGTGCTGTGCCTGTGGTAATGTCGGCTGTCGGTTGTAAATAAATTACACACGCCCATGCCTGACCATCTACACTTTCTGTTGTTCTCTCTAAATATCCTGAACAGTCATGGTGAATCCAGTTAAGAAACTCGTTCTCTTTCTTTATCCCAAGAGTAAACGCTCCATTGGAGTTTTTGTGAGGAAAGTAAGTTATCTGCTTCCCTATAGTTTTCTCTAATCTGTTCTTTAAGAATAGTCGGTTCTCACTAGAGTAACTAGACAAAGTCCTATCTCCAGGAAATGCCATCTTCTTTCCTCGCCTTCCAGGATAGTAAAAAAGTTTTAGTGCTTTTTCTCTAACCTCGTCTGGGTTTGGATAGAAGTTATCAACTATGTGTACTGTCATGCTTTGTGAGTTCGTCTATTACTTCAAGTCCGCCCTCTAACTTAGCTAGATATTCTTTCTTCTTAGCAAGTTGAGCCTTTAGATTGACAATATCGTTCTCGACACCTGACATCTGTGCTTCTAAGTTTTGTTTTAGTACTTGACTATGTTCCATTGTTTCCACTGTTGGTTCTTTTACTCCTATTAGTTGGTCTAAAAAGTTTGTTTTAGTGCTTCTTGCCATTTAATCTTACTCCATTTAGCATCTGGTATTCATCCCCATTGCTCTTTCTGACCACTATTGGTCGTTTTAATACTTGAAACTGCGCGTACTCTAATAACTTCTTATTGATTTCTTCGTCTGATGTTCCTTCTTTAAACATTAAGGCACCTTTGCCCACTTTTACTTTTATCATCTTGTTATTCTCTTTTCATAGTCTGCGTAATCTTCATTCCACCAGACTGGCTTATCTCTGTACTTCCACTCGGCAAAGGTTGCTTTGTCTAGGTGGTAGTAATCTCGATACGATTGTATAACATCATCTTCGTTTTTTAACTCATCAGGCATAGCCATAAGGAAAGGAGTCTGTCCTAACCTAGGCATATTCTTTGGTTCAGGTAGTTTGTTTACTACTTCTACGATAGACTTATGCTGTTTTCCATAACGATAGTGGTACTCATCATTGAGCGCGTTAGCGTAACAATGAGCCCACTCAAAGTTATCCAAAGATGACCTAACCCAAATCGTGCATGGATGATTATACATCATCGGCAGATAAGGTGTAAGAGGTCGCTCTTCCATAGGAAGATGCTTTATCTTGGCTTTCTTACTGTTTAGTACTTCTCGTTCGTCCTTGTCAAGCGCACGAGGTACAAAGCCTAGTACTTCATCAACCCATATTGCTGTGCACAGTAACTGTGCTGCCTCGAGAGGCATTTTAACAATATGCTTGTCGACATGGTACTCGGCACATCTATCAAGGTCTTCATCTAAATAAAATAAATTCATCTATTTCCAACACTTGTAGACACCACATAATCCATCTGCATTTTCTGTAGTTCCACAGTAAGTGCATGGTTTATCTGATTTGGTTGGTTTATGTTTGGTTTCTGTAATTTTCATATGAGTATATTATACTAAAATTATCAGTAGATGTCAAGAACTATTTTGAGTTTATCTTATCTTTAGCTGTTCCAGCGTAAAGACCAAACCATGCAGCTCCTGCCCCTACTACAATCGAAATTAATCCCGACTGCTCTAATGTAGGTACATCTAATTCCATGAACCAAAAAGTACAATAGTATAATAAATACATATAAATACTTAAAAATGCTCTAGGGAATATTCTCCATGCGTCTACCATGTTTGATAACCATATCCATTTCTGCCATGGATTATCAGGCTCTTTTTCGTTCTCCATCTCCATAATCTTGGCTTTTAATTCACCAATTTCTGAAACCATTGCCATAAACTTATTAAGGTCTATTTCTACCTCATTCCTCGACATATCGCCTTGGAACTGTTCACTTGGTTGTGCCATATATTTCTCCTGGCTCCCAATCTAACCACTTACGCCTTCTATCCCCATGAGGTCCGCTGCTGTGCGGTTCACGGAAATGAAAGGATATTGATATTCGTGGGCTTAGAGTATCTACTTTATGATACTGCCTAGTAGGTATATACAAGAGGTCTCCATCGTCAAGCTCTATAGTCTCCAGTAATTTAGGAGTATAGGACTTGGGACGCATCTGCTTGTCCTCTAAGGCAAAGTCCTCGTACATATACCATCTTATCTTTCCACTTACATGGAAAAGAAAATTGTCTGTGGAGTCGGCATGAATAGGAAAACACTTGGCATCTTTCTGATTGGAACAGTATATATTAGCCTGTCCAATGCCATAGTGTTTTTCAAACTCTCTAGTCTGATTCCACATTGTTTTGTTTAAAAACTCGGAGATAGTAATAATGAAACTACTTCCATCTCTCCACAGTTTTAATAATTCGTCTCTTGTTCTTTTGTGTGGTGACTTCTTTTTACACCACTTAGTGCCGTCTGGCATTACTACTTGTAGCTGAGGCATCCTATCCCATGCCCCTATTTCGTACTGATTCAAGTAGTTATCGAACTCCTTCCAGCTGTAATGCTCACTAAATATATTATCTTTAGACTTGATTACAAAATGTTTCTTACCTTTGTATTCTTTCAAGAAGCGTTCAAGTCCTATCGGCTGCAGTAATGTGTCTAAATCAAGACTTCCCATTGTTCTCCAGCTCTCTAATTATTTCGGCATAGTGCCACCATATCTCCATTAAGTCTTGTCTCCAGTGAGTAGCCTTAGCAAAACAATTATACCTTGGATGCCACGGCTGGTAACTAAGACCTGTTAAATGTAGCTGCCACATATAATCTGCACTCATCTGTGGTTTCTTCCAGAAGTCGTGTCTGTCCTCTGGGGCAACATCTTCTGAGGGGTTGACTCCATCAAAACAATTCCATCGTGAGTCTAACCATTCTATATACTCTAGTGATTTGGATTGGTATGGCATACCTAGTTTCTCTCCGAACTCCCACTTATAACTTTTGCTAGTTTTTGCACTCCATTCTTCCATATCCTTTATGCTGTCCATGTATGGCTTTGCTTTCTCGCAATCAAATAACATCAGACTATCACACCACCAACCTCTAGGTTTTCCTTTCTCTGCACCTTTCTTGCCGTTGTCTTGTAGAGCATCCCATATAAATCCAAAAGGCTTGCCGTGCATTGGATACTCCCATAGATGTGCTATGTCTCTAAAGTTAATCATATCGACATCTGTGTATATAGCTTTCCCCTCAAAGTTGCATAGTTCTGGAACTGCATATCTAAAACAAGTAAAAGGTGTACCCCAGTATCTTCTATCCCATTTTGGAAACATTGATGGTCTCAAAAATGTTATCTCTAATTCGTATGCCGAACCGAGGTTTTTGCGTAGTGAGTAGAGATATATCTGTTCCATTAGATAATCTTCTTTTTCACTCGTACCTATAAATAATCTAATTGTATTTGACATATAATAACTTTGCTCCCGCTGACGCATGAATTGAGTGAAAAAATTTATTACCCACATATAGTCCATTGTCGGAATGTAAGGCATTATTACTGATATAATGTTTCGCCCAGTCAAACTGCTCATAGCTAGGAATATCCAAGCAATGCATGAGGTTGTTAAGGTCTTTTCCAATAACTATCGAAGTATGCTTTTTGTTTAATGAGAATATCTGCACTATTCCTTTGTTCGGTATCTGTACTGGAAACTTATCTTTTACTTCTAATGCAATTACTGCACTTGGTAATGTATTGTCTATTTTGTGTCGTAGTATCTCTAAGAACTCATTTTCATGGTTATACCACTTAGGATAAGTACATTTGTAATCGTCTAACTTGGGGTGTTTTTTATGCAGAGGAACTGCGTGCCAAAAGGGAAAGGTTGTGTCCCTCATATCAAGAGGAAAATCTAGAATATCTAGTGCTATCTTCTTAAGTTCACTATTTAATTGTGTAATCATTTAATATGGTGCTCCCGCACCTCTAAAGAATCCTACTATTATATCTCGTTTCCCAGACAGTAATGGTTTAGACTCATGTTCATGTATTGATGTAAATATTGTAAGAGAACCTTTCTTCCTAATCGTAGGGAAAGTGTGTCTAAAGGTTTCTCTTTGTTTTAAGAAGTCAGGAGGATAGTTACTATCTATGAAGACATCAGGAGTAGTATAACTTTCAACTATCTCCAAGTCTCCCCCTTCGTATTCTTTACTGTTGCTAAGTTGTATACTTAGGCTAATTTTTCTAGTAGTCATTCCTGTATGTATTTCTTTCAATCCAGGACGATAATCTCTGTGAGCCCTAAAGTGCATGCCTGGTTCATCATATCTAACCATGTTTATTTCATGCATCTTTCTCTCATCATAGATATGAAACTTATATGTATTGTCGTTATATAAGTCTACTGCTTTCTTTAATCTGTCATAGAATGGGAACTCTATACGACTTCGCTTTTTACATTTGCGTATCTTTGAGTTGTAACCACTCCATCTTGTTGCTGCGTACGGCCACTTCCTATCTTTGTTTATCTCATACAGCTGTTCTATTTCTGCATCAGATAAAAAAGTAGGTATATGCCCTACTATATCGTGTTTTTTATGTACGCTTACTTCTAACTTCACTTACTTTCTAAGCGTTTAATTCTTTCTACTAATTCATGGTATCCATCAAAGCCTTCGATTCCGCACTTTGGATGAGCCCACGCCTCTAATTCTTCCACTCTAGTTTCTAGGTGTTGTACAATTAGTCTATCGACTTTTCTTTTTTGTCTAAACTTAGCCCACGCAGTTAATATATTCACAAGCTTCTTCCCATGCTTTCTTATTGGTACTTTTAATTGCTAACTCTAAGACGCATCTTGGCTTTTTGTTGTAGTTTCTATCTGCCATCCAGTCATCAATTCCGTCTTGTTCTCCTACTAATAATGTCCAGTCAGCGTTGTAGTTTGAATGTTGGTCAGGTATCTTCTTGTATCTACCTTTTGACACCATTCTAGTTTCTCCACGACCTGAGTTATGAATAAATCTAAGGAATAGTTTACCTTTCCCTTTGTTGTTATTCCAACCAGTCCAGCCCCAGTAAGGAGTTTGAGCCATATAAGTGTCCCAATACCAGTTCTCGGTGTTAGTTTTGGTACAAATAATATTTCTAAAGATATTTCTAAGTCTTACCATATCAGTACCAATAGGAGCAGCTCTGCCTGCATAGTCAACATTGTTTGTCAACTCATGCTTCCCATCATTGGCTGTCATAGACGAGCGTAGCTTTGCTAGAGTTATGTTAGGTTTTGGACTTTGATTGTAACTTGCTGGTTGTTTGTAAACTGTTCTTGCCATTAAGTCTAATCGTGTGATTGTTTCCCTGTTCTTAATTTTTAGTGCTTGTATCATTATTTAATGCTTTTGGGTCTGTTACTTTTTCATAGTAAACTACGACCTCTTTGAGTTCTGTTATATAACGCTTTAATTCTTGCATATTATATGACATAACTCATAATCTGGTATGGACATAGCAACAAATACTACTTGTCCATGCTCTTTTGTAAGTCTTTCGTGAAACTCTTCAATGTTTTTATCACTAACTACATACCACATAGGCTCTTTTAAGTCTATCTCACGAGGCATCACTGGTTGAGTGATTACTCTATCCATTGGTTTAGCTGTTATTTCTATCTGTTTAGTTGGGATTAGACTGCAACTCGACGCCATCATCAAGGCTATCAATGGTGCGACTAATTTCTTCGATTGAATCAAATACATTTTTTGTTCCTTTGTTTATTCTTGGTTCTAGCAAACCAGGTTTTGCTGCTGCTAGTTTTGTTAAATTGTGTCGTTTAAAGATGTCTAAGTATCTATTCATCTCTAACTGTGCAGCTTGTGACTTCTTCTGCAAGTCCCCTAACTGCTGGGTTTGTAATGCAAAATCATTCTGCATCGTTGAGATAGCTTCCTCTTGGGTCGCTACTGCTCCTTCAAGTGCTGCGTTGTTTGCTGTTAGCACTTGGTTTTGTTGGTACAGGTAGTAACTACCTAGACCCAACACTAATATAATTCCTATATAAAGTTGGTTCATTATAACTCCTTAATTTTATAATTGAGCCCTTCAGCTCCTCGTATTTCTACTATATCGCCATCTTCGGTTTTGAACTGAAGATATTTGTCTTGCTTCTTATAAAACTTTGCGACTACGAATGTTTCATCATCTGCATCGCCGTATATTGAATTATAACTCACTGTGAGTTCGTAATAAGATAGAAATAGGTTCTTAAACCAGAACCACCAATCATTTAACTTCTCTAAAAACTCTTGCTTAGACATGTTCCCAGATTGCTCCTTGATAGAGTAATGCTTCTGCTTCTCTTCTTCGTACTAAGCCGTCTAAGACCTTTCCACCTGCTTTGTTCCACCTTTTGATTTGAGCAGGCACTCCAGCATGGTCGCCAGAGTTGATGACTTTCAACATTGTTGAAGCTAAGAGATTTCCATTACCGAGATTGAACACCCAAGACACAATAGCGTCGTATTGATTTTGAGAAAGTGGAACCGTTACCGCTGTGTTCACATAAGTTTCGTATTCGTGCATTTCGTGGTTAAACATCTCGTCTGCTTGTTCTTGTGTTATGGTATCGCCCATGCTTACGCCTTTGATATGTCCATATCCTATCGTTGGAACTCCTGCTGCACATTTATATGCTGTGAGTTCGCATCCTTCAAATTTTTTAATAAGGCTTTTGCCTTCTTCTGATATTGTCATAGTTTTTCCTGTTAGTAGTCGTAAAAGTCGGGGGAGACATAGCTCCCCCTTGTTCGTCAACTTGTTAAACAAGTGGCGCCATTGCTAAGAAGGTTATTGCAGCCATACATGTTAGTATAACTACTTCTCCTATTGCTTCGACATCACACTTGTCTATTCCATCTCGAACTTTAAAAGCTAGTGCTTTCATTTTATCTCCAATATTTTCCTTTTAGAGTTTGGAGTCCGAGTTAGTTGTATCGTTAATAATCCGTCTTGTAGATTCACATTAGTTACTTGTAAATCAGGATTAAGAATAAATCTTCTCTCAAAGCTTTTTAAACTTAGTCCTTGATGAAGGAATACTTCGCCCTCATCTAGTTTGTGTTGTTTGTTGCCCTTGATATGGAGTTCCTCGCCATCAGCGATAATCTCCAGTTCCGTTTTATTCCAACCTGGCACAGCGACATCTATTCGAAATCCACTGCCACTTTCAATTAAGTTATATCTAGGATAAGAACTCTCCGTATAAGACGGCATAAGCCCATTATCTAATCCAAGCCAAAATTTAGTTAAATCAATACTCATAATATTTTCCTCCAAATAATCTTTTCAGTATTACTTTGCCTTGCCTCTCGGTCAAAGCGCCAAAAAGTAAGTGAAATATTCCACTTACAAAATAATTATATCAAAATTTAACCTTTATGTCAAGAATTATTTTTCGCTGTCAAACTCGATTATACCTTCTGACTCCAGAAAATCAATCGTTGACTCTATTCCAAACTGTTTTCCAATGGTGTAAGATATACCCATAGAGCAGATTAAAATAATAATGTAATTTATATCTATTGTTTCTATCATTCCAATATTATATCAATTTTCAGAC